GGCTCTACACCTCAACAAGGCTCTGTGACTCCACCAGGCTTTGTGCCTCCAACCACAAACATTACGGCACAATCCTTAGCTCCACCCGCACAACCCGCATCCGCACTACCGAATACAGCACTTCCGGCTACATCCTCCACTACGCCTACAACAACTCTTGCAAGTTTAACTCCGACTACATCTACCTTTTCGTGCTCGATAGTTGCACCGAAATGTTAGCCCGTGCGGATTTTAAATGAGCGGCGGTCTAACGACGGCGACGCATAGTCTTTCCCGCAGTCTGCTTGCTACGAGTACGCATAGGCTCGAATGCGACACGGCTATTATTATTCTTACGCGTTGTGTTCACCGGCTTGGTGAAATTAATATTCTTTTTGTTATTGGAGTTCTTCGGTTCTACGTATTGCTGGCGTTTCAACCAAAAATTCGACATATCTACATTGGTTTGCGGAATTTTTTATAGACTGCTGTCAGCAATCTCTTTGGATTTCGGAGGATTCGCACGCCATAGGTCAAATAACGCAGTATCAATGGGTCGCCCTTGAAGAACGTACTTGGTCATTCTATAAATATTCCACGGATCGTATACACCCGCAAAATGGATCAAAAAATCTCCGGGCTTGTACAAACGACACGAAGGGTCATTTGCTGAGTTATTCTTTCCGAATGCGTACGCATTAAAACGCCAAGATTCACGAACTGTTTCTATTTTCGCTGCGTCACTTGGTGTTGATTCAAAGAGACGTATCATTGCTGCATTATCCCACCAGATATGATACATTAAATCGGATTGTGCGTAGGCTCTTATCAGAAAATCTTTTAACCATGCGGATCGACCTCGTAAAAGAAGATGTCCGTTATTGTAATGGTCGCATACATCATATGTCCATAGCATATCTTTTCCTTCGGGCAGTAATGGAAGCACCTGAGTTTCTAACAATAAATCTTGGTTCGTTATTGCTGCGTCGGCGTCCGACCAAAATAAGAAATCGTAGTCATCAATATACTTGAGAATAAAACGAAATTTTGACCACGGAATGGGTCGCTCTTTATCCCATACATCTTCGCCGCCGGTCAGGAACGTGTATCCGTGTTTCGCTGCGTATTTGCGTTTGGATTCAAGGGCGGGCTCCATCGCCCGTTTGTAATCCGCACCGACACAGAATGTTAGAATCGCAATTCGCATCTTTGTATTCAATACATCGATGTGAAGTTTAGACTGAGATATATGGTCTAATTTTTCTTTTTATTAAAGAGTTTTGCTAGGTTTTTCACGCTTCGGCGAGGTGCGTTTGGAGCGGCGGCGGCAGGAGCTGGGGCGGCGGAGACGTGAGCAGGAGCTGGGGCGGCAGGAGCAGGAGCAGGAGCAGCGGCGACAGGAGCAGGAGCAGGAGCATTCGACGCACGAAGAAGACCAATAAGTTCTACCGCTGCCTGTCCTATTCTGAATAAATCTTCATTCTCCTCGACAAATTGACCGACTTGGCCGACCGCCTGTGCGACTGCTCCAAATCGTCGTTCTGCGATAGGCAACAATAACATAGACGTTGCGGCACCCACGCGATCCGCTGCGACTCCGGGTTGACTATTTCCACCAAACAGTATTCGACCCGCTCCTTGGATTCCTTGACCAATAAACATACGTCCTCGTCGCCGGTCATGCTCTTCTTCCAACCGCCGCTGCTGTTCCAAGTTTTGTAAATAGTGGTTTCGGCACCATAAAAACATGAAAACAATAATAATAGAAACAATAATTTCTGGGACTTGGCCTCCACGCATACGATGTTTACGTGTACGACGAGATCCTCCTTTCTGCTTCATGGGAAACACTTGTAACAGAGTTTTACGAATCTCATCAATAGGTTTTTTCTGAAATGCTAGGATTAAATGCTCCACCTTTTCCTCTGTTGAAAGACTTTTGCCGTCTTGAAACATTGCGTACAAGTCCTCAATACCTTGGCGGCCTACATCTGATTCTAAATACACAGGAAGTAGCCAAACTATAAAGGATTTGAACTCCTTTAATTGTTTTGGACTATTTATTAACTCAAACAGGATTGAGTCCATCCTCTACTAATGTGACTTACTTTTGCGGCGAATTGTTTTATTACGTCTACCACCCGCTAGTGGAACAGCATAATAATATATACGATACGATTTATCTTCTATGTAATGTCCAGGATACGCAGAGTGTGTAACCATAACTGTTTCGGATTTACTGTATGTTTGACGGAAAATGTTTGTACTGTCATACATCCTATAATGAAATGTAAATGTGTGTGGGTGAAGTCTATCCGTTGGCGGCACAAGCGTTGTGTCATATTGAATGGTCGAATCCCGAATTGTTTGTACAGAGAGAGCCGGGCATCGTGACGCAATACCTGGCATATTGTCCCCAATAAACCATGCGGGTGTACCATCCTCAGACAGACCATGACGGAACGCACAAAATGTATGGAAATCACGACGTTCGTCAAATAGTATAAATTGAACAGCTACACAGTGCTCAATAGATATCTCTGGAGCAGGATGATGACGTGACAATTCTACTCGGTAAGAAGGTCGTAAATCCGCATAAGGAATGTTCAATAAGTCCTTTGTAAATTGTGCATACGGTATAGTTGAGTACGCCCACGCATTCGACACGATCTTATTTCCAGATGTAAGCGGAACATCTGGATTTATATACTTTGCGATCCATCCGGAACATTTAACACCAGAACACGGCACATCGAAGGGAATATTGTTACAACTACGTGACCTTGAAAGTCTAGATGTTTCACGAACAACATCTTTCTTTGTATGTATGTTTACAAACCGTATTAGAGCTGTATATAAATATTCAATAAAAGGATTGGATACACTGGGTGGAGCCGGTTTTTCTTGACGAATCCACTTCTTTGCGACTTTTTTTACAAAATAATCGTAAACCCATCTGCGTAAAACATTATAATTTGTATAGTGTCGCTCGCACAATTGCCAAGATGTTGTTGAGGAATCGGAATAATGTCTGTATCAAAACTTTGAGTGTAATTATCGAACATCGTGACTGCTTCCAATTCGGGCGCACTCATAGTCGCCGCCATCTTATTTATAAACCTGAAAATAAAGACTCGGCAAAAATTGACAAAAATCGCAGCATAATTGTTGACACTTAGCAATGTCCGCCGATAAAAAATATGTTCGTAACACTCAGGGTCAATTTGTATGCCCGCATTGCGATAAACTGACGGAAAAGCAGAACACGATGTACTATCATATTAAGAAGATTCATGACAAGGATCTTCCCTTTGAATGTACGATTTGCTCAAGCAATCCAAAATTCTTACAGCGTTCTGGATTCCTTCATCATATGGCAACAATTCACGCAGAATCGGTCACCGCCGAAAATCCTTATGCGGGTGTATCCTTTACATGCCCTGATGCGGGCTGCGGACATACGACACATACGAAGTCAAATATGATTATTCATTATGCTCGTAGTCATTGTAAAACGTGGATTCCTACATATACGAAAGCATCTCCGTGTACTGGATGTAACCGTTCCTTTGCATCATCTTCCGCATATTTATATCATTGTATTAGTTGCTTTCATGATAGTATGCCATTAGATCAAGCGAATATTGTTTCGCGAATTAGGTAAAGAAGATGATATCCGAGGGCTCCAAACCCAAGGAGTAGCATCATTTCAAAGTAACGGCGATTAGCGTCTTTTTTCAAATAGGCGAGTAACAAGAGTAAGGGGGCAATATAGAAAATATGTATCCAGTTCACCCACGCACTCTTGTTGTCTTTAAATTTTGTATACGCACGATATCCATGATATATAAGAATGATACCACCAAGTAATCCGAGAAAATTAAATACGTGCTCGTGAACCGTATCACGTGCGAGACCCACATATATAAACAAGGGGGCTATTGTGAATACATGGGATAGATGATACGCCATATGTTCATTCATTCTAAAGAGTGTCTGTAATTTAATTACAGAATGAATCCAGAGGTTGTTCTATGTCAACTAGATTACTATATTCGTACATATCCAAAAAATGAGGATATAAAGCAAGCAAAAGAGATACGTAATACGATACAAAACGATCCAAGTACAGTAGATCGTCCAGAATTTCAAACAATTATTCATTCGGCTCGTTTATCGGTTGATTGTGGCTGGAGACCTACCATTTCATCGTCAATGTCATTTTATAAAAATGACATTCTACATGTCTTTTGTGACGGCTCATGTCGTCGCAACGGAAAGGTCGGTGCGAAGGCAGGATACGGTATCTATGTCACAAAAAATGGGGAATCGTATCATTCCTATAGTGCGGCTCTGTCCGGGGAGGAACCCCAAACGAATCAACGTGCGGAGTTATTAGCACTTCAATACGCTATTCATTACGTTGCGGAAGGTGGATTTCGAGGAGCCATCATATACAGTGATTCAAAATACGCCATACAGTGTTTAACTGTCTGGAGCAAGGCGTGGAAAGCAGCGGGTTGGAAAAAGTCGGACAAACAAGTTATTTCTCACGTGGATATCATACCGTCAATGTGCGAGTTATGGGAAAGTATCTCTGATTATACACAACTTGTACATGTATTCGGACATACGGGAGGGAAGGATGCGATTTCCGCAGGAAATGCGGAAGCCGACCGACTGGCGTGCGAGGCTACGGATTGAATAGGGGAGAATCCCCCTTGAATATGTTCGTCGTCGTCATCGTGACTATGCCCACCTCCGCCGCCTCCGCCTGTGTAAAAGCCCTGTTTCAACGGAGCATACAATTCCGGACAGAGGCTGGAATAATGTGTGCTAGAACAAATCATACACGCTGCTCCTTGCATTTTTTATACTCTTATACTAGGGATGAAATTCTCCGTCAGTGAGAAACGCTTACTATGGATAATGATGGGTCTGGTGGGCATTCTCATTTTTTTAATTGTATGGAGATATCGTACAACGTCAACGCATCCAACAATTGATACAGCACACGTCATAAATCTGGATCGTGATACAACAAAATTAGATACGTTTATGAAACAGCCTCATATTCCGGATACGTTCGAAGTCGTGCGTTGGAGAGCGACGTACGGCAAGGATCTTGATGTGAACGAAATGTGTAGTGCTGGTATTGGAGGTGCTATGTTTGTTTCAGGCAAAGGTGCTTATAAAGATTATCTAAAAGATTTACGAAATCTTGGTGCTATTGGTTGTTTTTTATCGCACCGCTCACTTCTTCAACATCTTGCGTCAACAGATTTTCCAGACTCAGCAGGACATCTTATATTGGAAGACGACGCACATTTTAGTTCCGACTTTTTAAACGGACAACACACTTGGAACAAAATACGAACAACAATTCCGACCGATTGGGATATGGTCTATATAGGAATTGTATGGCCAAAAGGAAATTACATAGAACCCGGTGTGATGAAACTAGACTCCAATTTTATTGTGAAAGACGGCGATGGTAATTATGGAACACATGCGTATCTAGTCCGTCATGGAGCCATACGCACAAAAATACTGCCGTGGCTTAGACACATGGTCGATACAATTGACCGTCAATACAATTATAAATTCAATGAATGGAATGTATATGCGGTTCATCCGACACCTATTGTTATTAATGAAGAACTCGTTTCTTCAATACAGGCAATGTAAATTTAATCGTTGCTATAAATAGCAGAGAATGCGATATCTTCTATATGTATTCTTTATACTTCTAACAGTTGTCGTTATATATCATATATATCGAAAACTATCCTATACTCTTCCCAAAATTATATGGTCGTATTGGGAAAAAGATATTCCACCACTGATTCAAGCGATACTCGATGATCGTGCTCGGAATCTACCTGGATGGAAACATATCCATTTAGATGAAACGACCTGTCGTCACTATATACACCAACCGTTTCCAAGCAACTATCATACATTGTCACCACCGCACAAAGCCGACTGGATACGTCTTGCTCTTCTAATAGAATACGGCGGATGTTGGATGGATTCTGCGATTATCGTGAACAGCCAAGATGAACTCGATGATATGTATGTAAATAGTTGTAGGTCTATGAGTGAATTTACCGGATTCTATTTGGAAAGGTTAGTCTTCCAACAGAATATTACAACGTATATTGAAAATTGGTTTATAATGGCTCCTGTGCGTAGCCGATTTATTCAGACGGTTATGAATGAATATACGAAGGCGATTGATTTAGGATTTGATGCGTATAAATCTATCGCATTACAAACAGCACCGTCCGCCGAGCATATATACAAATTATCCGGCACATACTTAACACAGCATGTATGTATACAGGTGGCTCTTTATAAAGTGAATCCAGTTATATTATTGTATAGAGCCGAAGATAGTATGATGAAACTCAATTATGAATGTGATTTTAAGAGTCCGTGTATAATGGAGAAAATAAGGGATGAAAAAAGTGTACGAAATCGTATTCCATTTATGAAACTAACCTCGCACGAACGAGCAACAAATATTGATATTTTACAGTATTTTCAATAGTTCGCAAGCGTTTACAATAATGTCTTCAAGGTCTCCACAGATTCCAAGGCTCCTTCAATCCACGCCTGGTTTTGACTTACAGATTCACCGCACACAAAGACATTTGGTGACGGATTGTGTGCGTCTCGTGATGCGGCGGCGACATCGTAGTCGCCAGGCAACCAATACGTACATCCAGCAACCCAATCGTGTTTTTTCAAATAAACAGGCTTGGGTATATCCAGAGACGGAAATAGACTACGGACATTTGACTCTATAGCGTGGTCGAGTTCATCGCCTTCTTTCGCACGCCAATAGTCAGTATCTTTGCCATCTGTATAGGAAATCATAATAAGCCCCGTTTTAGGGTTGATAGGAATAACGTAGCGAAGCGGATTGGTTGTGACTGTTTTCTTCACGTCGCTAAACCATAATTTACCAGTTGATTTGGAGGGCGGATACACAGCATAGATACGTAGTAATGGCGACATGGCTAATTGTTTCAGCATAGGTGTGTCCTTGAGAACTGAAAATTTCCCGAATTCAGAAAAGGGTGTTGCTATAATAACACGTGATGACGTGTATCGAAACGGAACGGTCTTCTCCTTCATTCCCTTAACTTCAAACATAGTTGTCTCTCCTTTTACACGACGTATCTCGTCCACACGATGACGATTTTGTAATACGACACCTGCTGCTTCGGCCAGCGTATATATACTATCCGCAAGACTATCTATGCCTTCTACAATGCCGTAAAAGTCCGTGTTTTTGTGGCTTCCCATAGGCTCATCGCTAGAAAATGTAGCGACAGATAAATCCGCACGCATCAACTGTATTTCCGCCCAATACGGATATGCAGCGAATACATGCCGCATGGAGTCCGGAACCAATTCGTACAGTGTATGTGTTGCGAGGTCGTGTTTAGAGAGCGACTCTAGCAAAGGTTTCAGAGACGCCATAAGCGTCACAAAAGGATTCGGACTCTGTTCAAACAATGAATCAGATGTAATTGGATATGTGTGAAGTCCGAATTGTTTGACTAAGTTGGATACACGTGTATGTGTTCGGAAGATACGTCCTGCGCCGGCCTCGTATTGAAGTTCTGGGACGGTGTCCGTCGCAGCACTTCGCACAGTTGCTGTACGACCGCCCCATGCTTTGTACTGTTCCACAACAAGAATGCGTTGTTTACGTGTCCTTGCGATATGATTTGCGATACTGAGACCGGCTATACCGCCACCAACAACAATGACATCCCACTGCATTCACTTTACCTTTGAAGTATAAAATAAGGATGTGTCTTATATATTATCGCTGTAACTCGTTTCAATCGCCTCAAAGGTAATTGGATACGGGAAATCGCCGGCGTAAAGACCGCCGTCACGTGATATACCAACACGTACAACTGAGCATAGTTTTGTATAGGCACGCCGATCTAACTGAACTGTATATTCTACATTGCTATTTATAGTCGAGACCGCTACACACGCCGCTGTATTATAGATTTGATCGTCATATATATTATCATCCACCAATTGAAATCCATCGAGCCACGCTGTACTCATGGTCTTATATACAGCATCCGTATAGGATGCGTATGTTTTAGTATGCATGCGAATTTTCATAGTGGACATTAAATAGGGAACTGTCGGAGTATCCGGAAACCAACTATTTGTAAAGTAATTTTCTGAAATTGTGCTCACAATGCTTGGTTTTATAAATTTCACCTTCAAGTACTGTAAATTGGTAGGTGTAGGGAATTGTTGCGATTCAAATGCAAAGGTCGCATAGCGAAATCCATTGTTGTCATCGTATATTAAATCGTATGTAAAATCTGGATAGACTGCATCTGGAACACCGATAAATTTTCCATCAAATACATTGAATGTATAGCCCGCTGGATGTATATATTTCCCATTTGTATACAACAATTCTCGACTGTAATTGTCAGTATATATGCTACTTATGCTAGATGCGTGCTGATATAGAATGCTTGGCGAAAAAACAATATTGCTGTTTGCTCCTACGATAAAATACGGATCCATATTTACATTCAGACCAATACCATGCTGTCCGTACAAATCAACGCCGTCATAAATATCTGTAGCGGATGCGCCAATACCTGTACGTGGTAAAAGGGAAACAACTCGTACACCGTTCGTACTTTTTATATTTGTAAATGTAGAATATTTCGTAAGTGATACAGTATCAATAAAAATACTGGATGTCAACGTAGATACAAAGGTGCTAACGAGTCCCTCTGGATTGGCGGGCGTAAGCGTCGCAAGAATATCAATAAATGACGGCTCAATTGGATTTTGATATATTGTAGAATAGACTCCTACGCCACAGGAACTAATACGCATCGTCGTGCTAACCGGAAAAGGAAGACTTGTGATTTCGGTATTTGTAGTATTGTCGTATACAATGACACCTGTGCTATAGACGTGTGTAGGACCGCATGCTGTAGTATTGTTTGCGATAGACCGTTGTGCAATATACGCATGTGCGAATTCGGGTGCGGAATATATGTGGGCAAAATTATTCGCCACAATATCAAATAGGAATTTGGAGGTTAACGACGGAGTCACAATTCCAGACACTTTTGTTGTGCTCAAACAGGTGTTTCTATAGGCAACATTCAGTGTAGAGGGAGAGGAGGACGGCTCTGTCTCAAACAAATAACACGGTGTGGATTGCGTATTGTTTAGATTGATTGGATCGTTGTAGTTATCAATACGACCATTTACAATATAAAGTTGTAAGCATTGCGGCGATGTGCTAATCGTTGATATATATTGATTTCCGTCAATATGAGCACCATAAAAATACTTTTGGAACGTTGATGCTGTATATGTATCACGAATGTTTACAGCAAGACTATCATTCATACCCGTATTGGTGCTCAGATATGTATTCAGCGGATAATCATCTTGGTATGTACTAAGTTGTAATGATACTGCGGAAAATGTGTTCTGATCTATATTTGTATATTGATTGTACACGGTAACACCACTGCGGTCGCCAGGAAACGACGAATCGTTGAGTTGTATTGTCGAATTGACTTGATAGGCTAGAGTCGTGGGAGTTGATAAATAGAATACGTCTGTACTAACGTTGTATCCTGTATTCCAGCCGTTCTGATACGAAAGATATTTAAGAAAACCCGCATCTTTGTATCGGGTTTGGCTATACGCCACATTGCTGAGTATACAACTATTTATTGGAGGAACAATGGAGGTTGGAAATAGTGTAGACATAATGGGTCCGGCCGTAGTTACACCCATTAAATGTGCGGAGTTTGTCGCATATCCAACTGTACTCCATACAATTCCTGGAATAACTGGATTTCCAACAGGATATCCTGTAAGTGCTAGATTCTGTGTTGATAACGCATATATGAAATCTTGCGTCATCGTCGAATTTACATAGTTTGATAGTATGTCAGGTATAACTGTTGGACTGTTACAACCATAGCGGTAGCCTATGCCGCCTGAATGGGCTGTAGCGAGCGTTTGTAATGTATATTGTAATGAATACGTGCTGAAAAATGGTGTACTAACCAGGCCTAGGCTGTCAGCATAGTTAGGGCGATTGACTCGTATACGTAAAGAACTCACTTCTGACGAGAGCGGAGTTACAAGTGTTAACGCAGAGGGTGCTCCCAATACATTTGTAACAGTCGATGAATACGCAATATTTACATCGCCCTCTGTTTTGTTAATATATGCAATCTGTATCGGAACCGGAGACCCTTTCGGATATGTATTCGCCAGGTTTGGTAAATATAGGGATATTGTTGTAAAGGTATCTGTGCGATTTGTATAATCAATTGCGAATACTTTGCCAGTATCGGGAAGTATTGCGTTTCCACTTTCTTCAATGATTTGAATACACTTCGTTTTCATAACCGATTTGGTATACAATTGGTCAGCAGATTGGAGAAAGTAATCTGTAAAAATACGAAGTTGTACTAAGGGATTAAAATAAGGCGAGATGCCGTTGCGAAAACTCTTGTATGGAAAAAACGTACAATCATTCATTTCAAACGAGAAGACATTACCGGAACCTGGTGTACCAATAATAAATACAATGCCTGAGACGTACGGTGCGGACTTATCAAGGATATTGTATACACGTGGGTTTTCCCAACGAACGCCTCCGTACAAGGATGTATTGTCTGCGTTTACTAAGGTTACAGCAGGTGGTTGTAATAGGAACGCATTCGCAATCCATCCATCGAGTTTTCCAAGAGCATTTGTCAAGGTATCCGGAGTTCCGTATGTAGTATCGTAGATATTCGCACCGCCAATTGTTGAATTCAGAAATGTACTGACATTCGCATTAAATGCAGCGGCTACAGTGGAGACAACTCCGACCTTTGGATCTTCATACGTTACAACACCTTGTTTATTGACAACCAGTGTTTTTTGTAAGTTTGTAAGTGTTGTTGAATTTTCGTATGATTGATATTTGAAAATATTTGTAAATGTTATAGATTCGAGGTTTCTATCAGCGACTGTCCCTTGTACCCCGATCGCAAGTGAAGTTGAAGGAAATACCGGCGGATTTAAACCTAAAGATGCGGGATCCCATGCTGGGCTCTCTGTGGGATCATTAAACAGGAGTTGTCCCGAGGAAAGATTAATAATCGTTGCTGGATACGGGCTCGTCATCCCCTCTACTAATCAATCTATGGAAAACAAGTTGGGATATGGAACTTACCGGGATATACGTCATACAAAGAAATGAATTTCTAGCACGTGTTTTCTTAGAAAGGGAAATGTTGAACCTAGACAAATGAACACAGAGCAGTTCATTGTTTCAGCAGTACCAGACCCGTACTCTCCAGGATTTTCTGTTCAGGAGACATCGGGTTTGTTACTAAAGAAATTTATGTGGCGCGCCAATACAGCATCACAAACTCAAACATACAATGAACAAATATATACGCCGACTATATATCCTAGTCAGGTTATTGGTCAAGCAATACCCGAATCTCCCCCGACGGATTTCGGTGATCCACTCAGTGATGCTGAAATTATAAGCGTATTTGGTATCACACAAGCAGATATAAATTCATTTATAACAAGACAGAATGGATTACGACAGTTTTTTATTTACAGATCTACATCCTATCCTTACATATACAAGGTCGAAAACTGCCGACTTCTTCCATGGATGGGAAACAAAGATTTAACATTTTCTGCTATAAGTCCTACAACAGGTGCGAATCTACTTGAAAAAACTATATCGTTTAATCTCTACAACGGTACGAATTGGAAGGGTGTGTTTAATCGTACAACTGCGGATGGATCTATATCACGAAATGGGTATGATCCCATACTTGCGACACAATTGTCATTTGCATTTGATTATGATTCTGGTATATTTACCTGTTACGAACTTGAACAGAAGAAATATACACCCAATCCGATTAATCATGAGAATCCGCCCGCTGTATCCTGTTATCTGTATCGTGGTTTATTTGGTAATTTTACAAATAATAACCAATCTGGCGAATTATGGATTGAAACCGATAATTCAATTTACTATAAAGCAAAGCCTGTGCTGGTAGGAAAATTAACTGTAAAAAATCCGACAAATAATTTTGAAGTTGCCGGAACTGCCGATATTGAGAATATTGTTACAGGATCTCTAGAGACATACTCCGATCGCCGATTAAAAGAAAATATTGTTCCTCTGAAACCGAACTATAATTTACTTGAATTAAGTGCGTGTAAGTATAACTATATTACCAAAACGGGAGAAACCGAGATAGGTGTGATTGCCCAGGATGTGGAAGAGATTGTGCCGGAGATTGTGAAAGAACGTGCGGGCTTTAAAACAGTTCAATACGATCGTATTGGTGTGTTATTGCTGCCGATTATCAAAGATCTGACGGAAAAAATCAATCAACTCGAAGAAGATAACTTAAATATTAAATTATCTATCAAAGCGATTATATCCAGTTTGGCTTACTAAAGCATCAATCTATTATTTGAACTATACATACAGTGCGTGGTTCAAATAATATGCGAGATTTATAAGGCTGAAATCCAATTCATGATCTCCATCGTATTGTTGGATTTAAGAGTTGATACAATCTTTTTCGGCTCAAAACACATAAACGTCGGCACAGTGCGAACGCCGCAATAGCCTGGTGTGTAGTCGTTCACATCAATATCGCACTTCCAAAGCGTAAATCCACGAGCACAGGAAGCAATATCAATATGATCTACATCAATCTGTTTACAGGGACCGCACCATTTCGCCGTAAAATAGACAATCCATTTGTGATCGTCTTCACGAAGGCCTTCGGGTGCCGGATCGGTTTTATTGTACGTCCATAGTTCTTCAAACATAGCCTGAGTTTCTAACAATTTCATCCGTATTGCTTGCTTATTACATCATAAAATCCTTTTAAACCGCCAGCAAGCACGAGTGCTGTGAGTGTGCCCGCAATAACGGGGCCTGGACCCGAGCCGCTTTCGCCTCCTCCTTTCTGTGCGGGTGGAGCTGTGGCGACTGTTGGTAGAGCTGCGGCGACGGATGGCGGAGTTGGAAGAGCGGCGGCCAGGGACGGCGGAGTTGGAAGAGCTGCGGCGAGGGACGGTGGCGTTGGTAGAGCGGCGGCCAGTGACGGTGGCGTTGGTAGAGCGGCGGCCAGTGACGGTGGCGTTGGTAGAGCGGCGGCCAGTGACGGTGGCGTTGGGAGAGCCGAGGCCAGTGACGGCATTTGTGGAAGAGCCGAGGCCAGCGATGGCATTTGTGGCGAAGCCGCACCCATTTCACCACCACACGGCGTTGCTTTCACACCTTCCACCGCCTTTATAAGCGGCGGTGTCATAAACGGAACAACAAGTTCACGATACATAGCTCTCCAGGGAAATACCGGAACAGACGGGAAATTAAATGTTTTTGCGATCCAATCCATGACTCCCGTTGCGTCTTCCGATTTATCGTACAAATGATTCACTAAGAACATATCGCCTCGTGACGCCTCGGGGAACAACATGCTGTAGGGAATGGGTGCCGAAATACCATTCTTGAGCACACTATCCATCATAAAGAATGCGTGAAAGCTATCCCATAGTACCCATAACCATCCAAATAGGAAGATAAAGATATTGAAGCACGAGAACAACTTCGCACAACCTTGTAAGAATTCACCAATATAAAACTTATCAGCACCCAACCATCCGAAAAAGATGGCTAAAAATGCGTATACAAGATACGATTTTTTGGATACGTACAACGGGTCTCCTGGAGCACGATTGAGTGGTGTAAATACACCACGACCAATGCCACGCACCCAATCAAACGGCGAATTAAGGCCGTCTTTACGAACTTTGGAACCATCCTTCACAATTTGAATCAAATCCCACCAATACCATAAGCCAAACGTGAATAGATTCAGCAGAAATTTCTGCGTACCCGTCGCAAAACTACGTAAGTAGAAATGATCCATTCCTAAAAATCCGAACAATACGGATATTACCATAAATACAAAGAAATTGCGATCTGGATGCTTCCAAGTATCCACATCGCTAAAATGATGGGTTGTATCGGCCATCCTCTACCAAGGTATACCTAAGTAAATTATTACCTCTTACGAACTATACAGTAAGGGGGATAAATCCCCCTTTCAAACCCCCTTTAGGGTCATATCTATACAGTAAACAAAACGCCACCAAGACCCGCAACAATACGAAGTACATTGTAGTTTGTTGCATAGACTGTAATACCGGATGGACGTGACTGAATACTTGGATTCATCCGAACCTGAAGAACAATATTGTTCAATCGGCTACCATTACACGTGCCTTGTGGTTGTGAAGCCTCCGGGGCTAAACTAAACGAATAGACGTAAATAAAATCATTTGGAATTGCGGTATGGCGTTGCCACGGTTGCATTAGACGGAAATATTGCGCACTCTGTTCTTCAAACCGGTCGTACCCATCAAACTGTAGCAGAGCACTTTGTATAATATCCAAATTGGGTACTCCATATTCATTCAGCATACGACTTCCATAATTGAAATATTCGTGTGCTTCCAACATGCGGTCTTGGTTAACGACCCAAATCATCTCTTTCATCGGATTGTTGAAGACAAGTGGAACTGGAATACTCGTCGCATTTTGCGGAATACTGAAGCGTTTCTGCTGCTGTACCTGTTCAATCAGATATTCATGCTTACTACTTACAAAACGACGACGTTCCTCCACATCCAAATAGATATAATCTCCCCACAGAGTCATATCAGAAATAAAGGGAGGCGCTCCAATCAGACTTGTCGGACAGGATGTTCCAGTCAAGACTGCGTTCTCAAGTGAATTGCCGAATACCATATCCGTTCCGTTCTTGAGTTTGATGTATATACGTATAGGTGTCGCTTGAAGAGCGATAAGAGGTAGTGCGAGCCCAGGATTCTTACAAAACCAGAAATACAAAGGTACGAATAGACGAAGAGGACCCTTTTGTGTAGTATCATTGTATACATCCTGTTGTCCAGTCATAAACTGTAATCCAGAACGCTTTGACCCCGGTGTTGTTAATTGTGTCCATAGATACATAAACTCACCATAGTGACGGTCAATTTCCTGTTGACCGATCCAGATACTTATATAGTCAATCATCGCATATCCAATGCCATTTACCCAACTTACAGAGTCTGTAATCGTTTCGTAATCCGTCGGTGTTTCAGTCACAACACCGTTTGGCTGTCGTGTAACGGGTCCCGCCGGTGTGATTTCGGGAAGTTGTATCTCTAAGAACAATTGACTCAGTAAATCACCGTTACGCGGAATCGTAACTGTCACAAGTTTATTGAAATCGACCGCCGTATCAAACGGTATACGCTGTGTCTCTACACTAAAATTTGTATACCGGCGATACACTTGCTTAAAAAACGTTGTTTGTGGATTACCGGATAGGTATATATCCTGTCGTCCGGTTGCGACAAGTTGAAGCAATCCTCCTGAATTGGACATAGTTCTACTTCTTTCAAAGAATATCGATAAATGTTTAGACCTACGAACATCTCTGAGTTTGGCATACTTACCACTTTTCCGAACAGTCGTTAGAATGGCATTCCCTACCAACCAAAATCTAACGACCCTGTTATTACAGGGTCTAAATGTTCGCACAAATGCGAACACGCCTATATCATCATTATATACTATTTACGCAAATGGAATAGGACAAACCTTTTGGGGTCCCTCCGTCAATCCTGTTATAATGTCCAGTGTTTTCTATTCTATTGCGACAACCTATACGGTGGCGAGTACAACAACGAATAATGTATACAATACCTTAAGCACATCTATAGTCAACAGTTGCGGGGCTGTTTTATCAACATCACAAGCATCTTATAGCACGCTATCGTCGCAAATTTACATAACCAATTATGTTTTACAATCATCTGTAAGTTCATTAATGTTAGCAGATTCAACCATTACAGCAGGAATTATAAATGTATCAACGGCCGCTGGAAATAATTCATCGACGAATTTAGCTTTTTTAAATGATATCTCTCGAAGTGTATACATATCCTACGTCAGCACCATCAACTATGTTATTAGCACGCTGTACGGTGTAAGTTCCTTTTCAACCTTCTACAATGAAATTGCGTATACACAAAGCACAAATGTAGCCGGTCTCAGCTCCTTGAGTACTGCTCTCTACACACAAAATGCGTCCACATACTCGTCACTAACAAACAATTACAATACAGCGATTCAGACAGCCATTGTGTCAACAACCAATTACACAACGGGGCTATTCAGTACATTGTCCTCCTATACCGTGTATCTAAATCAATTAAGTTCATTTAGCTCTGTTATCACAAATCAACTTCTTAGCACATCATGGGGAATGTCTTATTATATCAGCACGAATGATGCGGCTATCAATGCGAGTCTAAGTTCTATTAATTCACTTTCTCAGTCCACTGCGTCAACTGTCGTAACATTCAATAATGCGATTGCACAAATTCAACTTCTAAGTACAAACTTATCATCGATTACTAATTCATGGATATCCAGTTTTGTAAGCACGTCTCAATATTATCAAAATTCAACTATTTATTCAACAATCGGCGTGGTCTCTACAAACGTCAGCACAGTATATGGTAAATTCGCACAGTATTCCACGATAACGTATTCTACAATCTCTACTATGCAGCAGATGATTTACAAAAATTCATCCGATATCAGCAGCTTACAGATTGAATTATCAACCTTGACAACGAGTTCTATTCTAAACGGTATTTACCAATCCTTTATCGATTTGGAAATTTATTCGAAACAAGTGATTGATGCGAACTCTACAGCAAATGCAATGCTTATTGATGAACAATTTGTAGGAGCGTCCTCCACAATCTATAGTGAAGTTGTCTCCACGTTATCTATGTCTACACTCTACACATCGCAAACGATTGATTTAACAGGGAGTAATTTCGTCGGAACTATGGATTTAGCCACCTACCGTAATTTTGATGTGAATGTACATGATATTGTCAATAATGGATCCAAATATCAATTGAACTATCTTTCTAACGTAGCGAATTCAGACTTAGAGTATCGTGCAGGAAATATTTTTATCAATATCAGCACAGTCGGTCAAACCTATACACCAAACAATGGTAAATTACGATTTGATGTCTACCGTTACGGATTTCCCAGCCGGCAAAATGAGTCCGTCTTTCCCTTGCTCGGCAACGGTGACTATACGCTTCATTACGGTTACACAATCCACAACAACACTGTCTTTACAAATTTATTGAATGCGTATCCTCGTCTTGCGACATATGCTATTAATTATATACGTCTTACAACGCCGAGCGTTATACTGTCGTATGACGGTATAAACCCTGCTGTAACGGATCCGTCATACTTCTGGCGTGGTGAACGCATATCTGTCAATTGGTCTAATTACAGTTATTTCCCATTTGCAAGTACAGGATATATGAATTTCAACCCAGAAATCAATGTCGATGTCTTAGCCAATGACAACCTGATTGCGTCCTATGGTCCCTTTTCACTCGGATTGTCGACTACAACCGTTACAATGCCGTACTTAAGTACACCTGTTGCTACGAACGGAGCAATCTATACATCACCCAATGTCGTTACAACCATTCGTGCGTATATTGTGGGTAAACCAATGGAAGCAACAGAACTTGTTCTGAATACGATACAACCCTGCTTTACAAATATGCTTATGAGTACAAACGGAACTAATTTTTCAATGGGCAACGAATTGGTCGGAATTACGGATATTGGTAACTTCCCTCTCTACAATCAGGTGCCGGTTGTCACATCTCTTGGCGGTGGAACATCTTATAACAACGATCCTAACTACGGTGGAAGCAATTTGTTTAACGGAGTTCTGAATCAGGCAGGGTCTATCGGATTTAGTAATGTATTACAACCAGACCCTGGTAATTTGTTTTTCAATACAATGAATACACTATTTGATTATTCGTATGTCAATAACTATGCCGCATTCTATTTAAACATAAATGGATCTTCTAATTTGTCCAATTTTATTACACTGCAAGAATACGGGTCACAAGTCACAGCTACATTTACAGATTCATTCAGCACAATTAGTTTTGTATGCGAACCAATTACTGTAAACGATTATTATGGATTTTACTATGCTATATTTAGTAATACATCTGTAAACATCGCTCCCCAAGCGTATAGGTGGGGAGTATCCGAAAATACGCTCTTTACACTAAGTTATACTCCTTTACTTTCATCGTATACAACTGCAACCTATACTGAATCCAATTATATTGGACCCGATAACCCAATTGGATCAGGCACACCAGACGCATCTGCTTTATTAAAAACATCGGTTGGTGGTATCGCAATGCCACCCTATACATATTATTACCCTCTCAGTACACTTACATTTTACAATATAACGGATAATACCGCACCAACCTACAATTCCACTATTGCGGGTAATACAATTACAGGATATACGTACGACGGTACAACCTATTATGGAAGTACATTTGTGTTGACCAATAGTCAAAACGCACAGGTGTTCAAATTGTAGAACATCATCCTCGGTTTAAGCATCTCAATCAGTTATACCGATTAAGATGCTTGCTCATCATCCGCTCACCCGCCAGGAGATTCGCATCCTGCGTACTGAGACACAAGTCTCCGCAAATCTGAAAACATTGCTATGGATTCGTCCAACAATGAAACAAAGTCCTCTATGGTCGCGCTGGTTTACCGTTGTTACGGAACCGACTGCAGCAGCAATCTGCGACTCTCGTCTAACAGCGGTTGTTCTCCCTAAAGATGCTGTCGTAGATGACTGGATGCCGGTACTTCCTACAATCTTCGCTCCTGAGTCTGAGGTGCTTCTACTCGCATATAATACGACGGTGGGCAATTTGGAACGTCGTGGATTCACCTGGCCGCATACCTTTGTATTGGACGACTTATATGATAGTTATCCATTTCTAGGAGAACCGGTTCAACTCGGCGATTCTATTGAGAAAATTCTTCTAAGCCTTGCTCATATTCTACGCATGAACCGTATTCTATGGACGGCCGCAGCCGACCGTGAATCTCTGGATTACAATGTACGACTTCAATATGATGCGTGGGTCAAACACTGCGATGGAGTCCTCGTCAATGTTCGTGAGGATGCGGACGATAGTATTGTTCCTCGTACGACGCTGATTCAACAATACTTTCGCCATTCGTCGAATCGTCGCAATCGTGAACTTCGTGCGGCGTTAGAGGCGAATCTAGCCTGTCCCTATATTGATTCTATCTTGCTTCTGAATGAAACGGCGTCGAACGATTTACCTGTATCCGACAAACTGAAGACGATTGTCATTGGTCATCGGCTGACCTATTATGATGTCTATACAGCGGCTCTCGAGCATGTTCCAGCTGGCGGGTTTGTGCTGTATGCGAATTTGGATATCCATTTTAATGATACGCTTGCGTATCTATGGAAAGTACCACTCTTGGAGAAACGCTTGTTTTTCGCACTTCTGCGTTGGGAAGAAACGACCACAGGCGGCCTACGTATTTTTGGCCCTCGCTCCGATTCGCAGGATTCGTGGATATTTGCCCGTGACGCACTTGATTTTACGCCGACCAAAGAAGAGCTCGACTTTCCCTTTGGACAATCCGGTTGCGATAACGCTATTGCTCTCATTATGATGCGTAAGCGATTCCTTGTAGTCAATCCCGCCTATTCCATTCAGACGATTCATCTCCACACCTCCAACATTCGTAATTATGATCCGAAAGATGTTCTCTATCGCCCCCACTATCTCTATATTGACCCAACACCGATTCAATCCTTTATCGTTGAGAAGAATATGGAGAAATATGCGAAACTTCCTACATCCATTCAACATACGTGGATTATGTCGGTGCTGCGTATGACCTTTCCACGCCCGATTGCGGGTCTTGTAGCGGATAACGTCAAAACACTCTGTGCAATGCTACGCCGTGATGGTCACGCATTTTCCTTGGATGAAAAGAATTTGTGGACACCGCCTCCGAATCAAACACCACTCTATCATCTTACCAACGGAACATTTGTATCGACCGAGGGATTGATTAGTGATTTCAAAACTATCTATGTAGGCCATCATACAGAATGGACTCGTCAATGGAGCGAAACGAAGCAGAGCAGTATGACGAGCAGCATTTATGTTCCGTCTATGATTGCAGCACCGCTCAGTGACGCATCACGTAAAACTCTAAGTCAATGGGTTCTCCATTATCTTCCACGTGTTCTTACAGTACGTCGTCTTGTTCAGTCCGCTGGCCTCGGTAAACCGGAATTTCTTGTTCCACAGTTTGCCGACGTTGGCTCGTTTTTGAACGACTGTGTATGGACAGACAGTGAAAAGGGAAATATTACGATTCTTCCTGTTGTGGAGGGTATGAACTACTTTTCTGAGGATGTATGGGCGATTCCTCCTGAAGAAAATGTACAGGATGGACACGGCGACTACGTCTCTTCCGAAGATATTCAGTTGTTGCGGTCGTTGCTACCTACAGATACAGGTGATAGTGATACTACACCAGTTGCTGTCTTCTGCGTGGACGATGATGAAAACGCAGTATGTACACGAGGATGGGCGGAAGAAACGGCTGATAAACTCTTCTCAAAAGGATGGACAATTCGGTATGTATCCGTTTCGGATACGCCGTCCGCACGACGTAAAGCCTTGAGCAACGCATCATGGATTTTTGGGTCATCGTCCAACAATCTTCTCGACTGGATATGGCAGAATCAAACAGGTGCGACGGTTATGGAATTTATGCCTCTCGACAAACCTATTGCGGATCATATTCATCTTGCGGGAGCCGCAAAACTTCGCTATATCGCCGGCATTGTACAGAAAGAACCCATTGTATTCCAACGCCAAAACGCCCTACTGGATGTTGGACGTGCATTGAAAAAGTTCGGATTTAAGGAATTGTTGAGTTCGTCGCGTGTGGGTATTTTTGAGAAGCCGCGTATCATTCTTCCCAGTGAGGGAGTCATCGACGGGTTTCGTGAGATTGTAACGATTTGGAAAGACCGTGGATATATTACGTGCGAAACAAGTTCTGATACACCCTTTTGTTGGTGGGGCGGAATCGGCACTATACTTTTGTACGACCAACCCACGCCCCGCCAATGGGTCGATATACCGTCCTATCAGATGGCACTCTTTGGAAACCCGCCTCTACCAGGTCCAGACGCCCATGTACTTCGGCAATCGCCATGGTGTTTCTGGGCACGGCATCCACGTGCGATTGAATCTATGGTCGCACGATTTGAGCATATGCTCGGATATTCGTCACGTCCTATTGCGTCTGTTTTCCTTGGCAAGGTGGAAAATGGCGTACAACTCCAAAACCGCACAGCCGTGGATTGGAGTTCCTCGTGCGAACTCTTCTCTATGCCAGTTGATGCGACGGGACAACCTTATCCGTATACGCAAAAAGAGTATTTGGAGAAGCTTTGTAAATCTCGTTTCGGCCTATGTTTGCCTGGATTTGGCCGCAAATGTAATCGTGAAATCGAATATTTTGCGTGCGGCACAGTTCCCATTATTACGCCAGGTGTCGATATGAAACACTATCTTGTTCCTCCACGTCTTGGTGTTCACTATTTTGCAGCGTCTACGCCAGAAGACGTAAAACGTATTGTGGAAACCACTAGTCCCGCAACATGGGCGGCGATGTCGGCGGCGTGTCACGATTGGTGGCGAGCGTACGCCTCCGCAGAAGGTCTCTTCCGTCTTACATGGGCTCGTATTGAACAATGCCGCCCCTTTTTTGATGTCGGTATTCCTCGACATTTTCCGTAGCCTTTATAAATAGGCTATGCCATCCAAACGAAAGTACGATAAGGTCTCTCTAGTCGAAGATGACGTTTCTGGTTTTCTTCTTCCGTGTGCTTCGGCCTCCGTCAACCTTTACACCAAACTTTGTTAACACGCCGAAATGGTCTGAGGGATGTATAGACAATTGTTTGGGCTTTCCTTTACAACCGCGCAACTCCTCAATATGCTTAGAGCCTGCCATATTCTCTATAAACCACTCTGTATCCTTATGCTCCAAACATGTTTCCTCCAATCCGATTAAGGAGGAGGCCTTGACTGTATTTGCTTTACGAACGGGTCTATAAAATATAGCGTCAAACCGTGCCTGTTTTTCAATAAGTTTTTGATTGTAACGCATAAAGTTTATGCGTGTGTCTTCAGTGTATCCTGGATGCTTTTCAGCATCAGGATAGACTGCACGGTATGTATCTACAAACCCACGACGGATAAATTGTTGTATAGCCGCCTTTTCCGGCCAGTCGGCGATCGTACCATCTAAATCAAAGTTAAAGTCGCCCGTTAGAATACAGTTCTTCCGTTTGTAGTGCTTCATAAATATGTCGTACACGGTCTTCAGAATATCATAACGGCAGCGCGAGTAATGTATCCATTTATGTTCCTGTCCAGGACTGTATTTACTACCAGCTTGGCTGTATAGATTAAAGATGACAAGGTTCGGATATTCTATAATCATAAGGGAATTCTCGTATTCGAGTACGCCCTTTAATCCGTAAATGGAAATAGCACTCGGTTTGTATTTTGATAAGCAATACACTTCCACGCTACGGTTTCTTTCTTTCGCCGTAGCTGTAAACGGAACCTCGCTTGCAAACTTGTATGTACTGATAAAATCCTTTAATTTGTCATAGGCAAATACGCTCATTTCTTGTATACATACAATGTCCGCTTTTGTATCACGAATAGTCTCTTCCAGTATAGACGCACGTTTTGAAAAGAGCGTTTGGAGTTTTGCGTTTTTGGCCAATCCCCATATATTGTAAGTCAAGCAAGAGAAATTATCTGGTACATGCTCGCCGTCGTCATATTCGGCGTGATAGTCCAATTTGAGAGTATCGTTTGAAAAATAGCAACTGCTGCCTATATTGGTTTCTGTATATCCGAAGGCAGCACCACGCTCATTCTTAACAGGTGGTTTCGGTACCGCACGCACTGTGCGTGTACGTGTGCGGCATTCCTTGGGCTGCTTTACGCAGAGTCCGCGTGCTGCGGATTTAATACCGCACAAGACGGGTGTATCATCGGGGCATAGGCTTGATAGTTTCGACCGTTCTGGGATGTCCATCTAGAATGGAGGTGGTTTTTGTCGTCTCGCGGTTTCTATGCTGATAACAGACCATCTTTGTATGATTATATACTTTCTTACCACACTGCTGTTTGTTTTCATAGGAATACAAACACTTGTAGACAACCGTACAATTCGGCTTTCGTGTCTTGTTGGCCATCCACGCTGCGGATGCTGCGTCAAAGAATTCTGGTGTAAATTCTGACATAGTTGTTATTGGTTTTATGTTTTATCTGGCTATTCACTTTTTTCCGAACCGATTTCGCGAATCCTAGTTCCATTTCGGAAAAAATTGATAGACAATTTTGGGAATTTGTTGACTCATTGGTTTCTTTTCTTTCAATACTTCCTTCTTTCTTTCTTTTCTTTTCTTTCCTTTCCTTTCCTTTCCTTTCCTTTCTTTCAAGATGTCGACGACGATGGATATCTATGCCGTTCTGGCGGACAGTGTCAAGCAGATGGAGAGCACGCTCTCTTGGGGCGATATGGTGTACGATAGCGTCGAGGAGACGATGCAGCGTAAGGTGAATGCGTTTCTCGACGAAATCGCCGCACTTGACAGCGAGCAGCGTTACGAGAAGCCAATGATTGACTACCTGGCGACCAATCTCGACATGAGCGACGAGACTTTCACTAGCCTGGTCGTCAAGGGCATCTTCGCGCGCAACCTCATTGCGAAGCCGTTCGACCCGTACGACTTTCCGTCTGAGGAGGAGGAGATCCTCGACGGCTGGGAGGTGCCGGATATCACGGAGCGTAAGGCTCTGTGGCGCAACTTCCCTGTCGTGGTCAAGGCACACCGCCTCAACTGCGAAGACGGCAAGGATCGCTACACGGTTTCGTGGCATGCGGACAACCTTGCGGCGTGGCGGAGCGACCGCAGCCAGTGCTGGGATGAGTACCAGGACTACGATACGTGGGTGTGGGTACGTATGGAGCACGCCTTTGCCAAGTACAGCCACATCTATACGCTCGAGGACAAGCCTGAGAAGGACATTCTCTTCTACATCGCCGTGGATGCGGAGGAGCACGAGGAGCCGGCTCGGCGGGCTCTGGATGTTCTCCGTGCGGCGGGTGTGAACTGGAAGCGCGACGGAGCGAACCACGACGTCGTCGCGCCCCGCAACATGACTGAGGAGGCCAAGAAGGCTCTGCTCGTCGCACTGCGTGCGTGCTCGGACTGCGTCGTGTCTGAGCGTGCCGGCTTCTTGTGCCGTGTGGTGATCGGCGGGGAAGCCGCAGTCGCTACAGCACCTGTCGCAGAGAGTGCGATCGACGTCCTGAAGCGGTTTCCTGTCACGTGGGATCGCAAGGGTGCGATCCACGACGTCAAGATCCACTACGGCAAGTGCCCTCGCAAGGAGATTCCGTCGATGGTCTCGAATCTGCTCGCCGCCCTGCGTGCGTGTGCGGACTGCGAGGTCAAGGTCTCTGCGACGAGCGACGTCTACGTCTGCCGTGTCATTGTCCAGTAAAACCAATAAAACCAATAAAACCAATAAAACCAATAAAACCAATAAAACCAATAAAACCAATAAAACCAATAAAACCAATAAAACCAATAAAACCAATAAAACCAATAAAAACCAATAAAAAACATAAAACATTAAACCAAACATTTTTCATTGTATTTATACGACATGCCAAACATCAGGTTCGCATTTACCCGCTCGTAACCAGTGCTTCAATGTCTCATACACATCACTTTGTATTGTCTTGCTCTCCGCAATAACATTTGCGTTCGCCTCCAATGCGTCCAGAATTCTATGAACGGCCAGATCTCCATCCGAACAGATATCGCTGTAATGGAGACGTAGTGCTTCCAACAAGTACTTGTCTCCATGTTTGTCCTTCATGAGACGGAAAAGAGAAATAAGAGTACGCATGATTATTCTATACTGTAAAAGAATATGTCACAACAAGACTAGACTTGGCGTCACACATTTCAATTTTTCGGATTCCTTACCATCGCTTCTCACAATGACTATTGTGTCCTCCACCACAATAGGTCTCTTGACTAAAATTCGTTTCATTGCGGCAACAGGTTGTATCATGTACATCTTTCGCAGTTGGCGACCGTATACCTGTCTCCGCTACAATGTATTGAGTACAGAACTTTTTCCCACATTCCCAACACCATGACCGTCCGCATCCGGTACCGACGATGAATTTGGAACCGTCCGCAGGAAGTCCACACGCAAAAATATAATTACACGCATTATCTTTCAAACACCAGCGTTCGCACCAGGGACATTGTTTTGCGTCGTTCATGCCTATACTATAAGGACGCTTTAATGACGACGGTTCTTGCGTGTCTTGTTCTTGATGGAATTCGCAACCTTGTTCGCAACGGTCTTCACCGCATTCAGGTGATTCTTCGTAAAATTGGCCTTCAGGTTCATGTTCGGGACGATGTTTGTGTTCGCAACACTGTTGAGATTCTTCGCACCGGCCTTCATCACTTCTGTGCCGTTAACATTAATCATCTTGTTCACCTTTTCTACAGGCACTTTGTTCACATTCGCAGCGACCCAATTTGCGCCGCCCTTCAGTTGATTTAAGCCATCCGTGATAGCGGCCGCCGCAGAGTTCGCCGCATCCGCCATTTTCTGTACGACGTCCGCACCACCCTTAACCGCATTGTTCATGTAGGACTTCACGACCGGAGATGGTAAATTGCTCAGCAAGGCCGCATTTGTTCCGCCAATAAGCGGTGCGGCAGAACTCGCATTGTTCTGTACAAAGTTGGTCGCAGCGGCCGTAATCGCCGGAGAATTCTTACGAATATTTTTGGCCGCCGCTGTGAGTTGGTTCGACGCATTCGCTAACGCACCCGCAATCTGGTTCGCCGTATTCACCGCATGTTCAACCTGGTTTCCAATGTTCTTAATGGATTCGGATGACGGGGTCATGTTAAGAGTATTCGGCATTCCGTTTCTACCTATGAATAAGAAAAAGTATGGACGACTTTTATTGCTGTATCATCAACCGTTTCTGTAGTCTAGAATGTAAAGCCTCTGCGTCAACGTCACGGGCGGCTACACGTTTACGCCGATCTTCTTCAGCTCGTTCTTTCGCACGGTCAAATGCTGCGGCTGTGGCCATTTCATCGGCTGTTAACGCTCTCGGCGCAGAACCGTATTCACGTTTTGCCTCTTCTAGATTCTTCGGCCGTCCATCCAAGGATACATTTGTAACTTGTTGACTGAATGTCGCACCATCACCGTACGCATATTTCAAATCCGTATATCCGATTCCTGCTCCACCACCGGCTTGACGTGTATACTGAGAGGGTCGTTCCCCGCCTAGTTCCGTTCCAAACGTCGGCGCAAGAACAAGTTCAGCCGGTTGATTGTACTTTGTAACCGCCGACGATTCACGGGATTGCCTGAGTGCCTCAGCTTCAAACGTCTTGTGAAACACATCCGAATTGAATTTGGATCGTAGAGTCTGCGACGATGATTCTGAAATTGTTGTAGGTGCGTCGTTCGATTTGAGCCAATCACCGTATCCGTCGTCGCCCTCAGGATCCGGTAAACGATTCTCCTCAAACAACTTATTGAACAGTGTCATATCGAGTTTTTTCGGATTGAGAGCCACCGGCGGAGCGTCTTCAAGACGAGCGGCTCCTTTGGGAGCCGGAGCGGTTTTTGTAATTCCACGGGCTTTGAGTGCCTCATCCATTGTAACCGGTGCTGTAAAGCGTGGGTCAGAACCATCCGACGCCGTTTTCGGAATTAACTTATTCAAGACTTCTTGTACATACAAAAATGCTCGTGTCACTGCGTCAAACGCCTCAGGACTACCGCCTTTGTCCGGATGCGTCTTGGTCGCTGCCCGCTTGTACGCAGAGCGGAGAATTTCGTGTGTAAGTGGTTTGCTATCATCAATATTCAGAACACCGTAGGCTTCGTGAAGATAGTCCAGAGCCCGTTTCGGCGGCGGTACACGTGCGAGAACATCCGTTGTCGTATCACGAAAGGTATTTGCGATAGGAGCACGTGCGGGTATTCGTTGCGATGGCGGCGTTCGTTGTTGTGGAACGACCGCTTGTGCTCGTTGTGTCGGCACAGCAACTGGGCGTTGTACAGCAGGTGGTGGTGGAGGATTTACGTCTGGCCATGCGTAGAATTCTCCACGGCGCTGTGCAGCAATCCACGACAGAAGCGATCCGTAAATTCCGACTTGTTTCGCAGACGCAATGTATTCTTGTCCAACAAGCAATGTTTCTAACATTTGTATCCGGGCAGCGGTGGACTCCAACGCAGATAGGTTGTTCCAAATGCGTACATGTCGTGCGTCAATAACAGATGCTGCGGCGCCCATTCTAAACAGAGCACTGACTGTTTTACTTAAGCCAGACCGCAGATTACTCCCAGTATCCTGAAATAGGATGTTGGTGGGGCATCACTCCTTTTCCGGTACTGCCAAAACCACCTACGCCACGAAGCGTCTCACCGCCTGGAATTACATCAACAACCTCGATGCTATTCCAGGGAAGAAGTTCCGCATTTGCGACTTGGACAAGACGATCATTGAGATTCACCGTATATGTGGTTGACGCATGATTGTCTACCGCCGCAATAAGCGTTCCACGGTACCCCGCATCAATAAGACCCAGAGAATTCGCAACACGTAGCGGCGTTTTCGAAATAGAGGAACGAGGAATCATCCAGTACGCACGGAAATGGCCACGATCCGTATCAAAGACGGCTGCCTTCGCCTGCTGTCCGATTTTCTTGGCTCGCTCCGTTCCATCGACTGACGCCGCTTCGCTGTACATATCAAATCCTGCGTCACGTTCGCCATACGGTTTCGCAAGATAAGCAGCCGCTTGCTGCTTGTAAAACTCCGCCGCAGACGCATTTTCGGGTTGAATATACAATATGTACATGATGATGCTGAACATCATCGTGTAAAAAAGCCGTCATTTTTTGTTATAAGGTGTTTAGACCGTGCGTACCGATTCCAAACCGGCACTTTAGTGCCGGTTTGGAATGTTCGCGGGTCTAAAAGTCGTCCGTTGTCAACGGAATGTTTCCACGTAGCCATGCTTCCAACGAATCGACTTGCGATACATTGAATTCCGCAAGGCGGGTTATATCACGAAAGATGCGTATCGTCGGCACTTTCGTCACAGTGGCCTGTTCCTCCTCCTCTAAATCCTTATCGTAATCAAGACACACGAGTGGAACATTGAACTTTTTCGCAAGTTCCTCTGTCTTCGGCTTGATAACCTTACATGTCCCGCACCATGCTGCACCAATATACTGAATGTTATAGGCCATTTCGCTGAGTATCTCTATATAGATTGGTGCGGGAATCATTTTTTTCGTTATGCGTCGCATATCTGGTCAATCATCGGACGAATACGCTCCGGTGGCACCAACGGAATCAACGGTTCACATTCCCAGAGAAACCGTCGTCCAAAGGAATAACTCTCCCACTGAATCGGCCAGTATTGCGGAAATTCCTTCAACAGAGCCGAATATTCAGTCGGCAGCAGATGAAAGGACGATTGTGGCAAAACCATTGCGAGTTGTTCTAACGGTTTCAGAGGCATACGACGTGTACACGGAATTGTCAAGGATGTCTGTGTTTCCAACACAGTGTTGATTGTCTCAAATCGTGGCGGCAGAGGCCACGGAAAATACCAATGCGTATCTACATAACCACCTGAATAATACGCAAGTGTCCACGCAAGAGAGTCTAGATACTGTTTCGCAACGCTCTCCGCAGGTGTTCCAAAGAACGCTTTTTCGTCGTACAAGGTTTTCCATGTATCCACCAGCATAGACACCGGTTTTTCACGACCTTCCACCATAACCTTACGAATCAATGCTTTTTCGGCCTGCCATAAAACCGGCAAATCATTGTGCCGTGCCATGGCCTGATCCACGTCTGATTTAGAATTCGTCGCTCCTACACGTGCGTCCAACTTGCTTCGTATGGCTTTGAGAATCTGTATCGGCTCCTGTTCCGCAATACTCTCTACAAATGTACGGAGTACCTCCACATTATACACCCACTGACTGTCCTTCTGGACAACAAGCGTTGCGGTTGTCTTCATGGCTTTATACATCTCTAACAAGAGTTCTATGCCTTCGGCCTTGATTTTTACGGACAAGCCGTGCGGCACAAAGTCATTTCCTAGCAAGTTCATAATTCCTACAAAATCGTGTAAGAACTCTGCTCGGTTGTCCGCCTTTGCGTAGTTTGTGAAGAGTGTATCACAAATACGATGAATGTCCAAGTACAGAAACTGTTCTTCACCGAGAGCGTTCTCTTTCACACCTCCGCTAAATTCCGTTTCTTCACGGAAAAGGTCGATGTGACGTGTACCGTCTGCGATATGCCAGATAGCAAGCACAATTAGATCCGCATCCAGACCATAAATTACAATATCCGTATACTCGTGTTTCCGTATATACTCCATAAGTTTCTGTTCGCCTTCACCTGGCATATCTGCCGGACTCACAACAATATGTGACGGATCGCTCTTCTCGTAGTTACGCAGTGCGATTGCGAGATTGCTCATAAATGCGGTACCTGGCGTGATTGCGTTCGTATCCCAACGTGGCGTGAGCGGCGTGTTTGCCGGTTTCCCCAACGCCTCATTCTTAATACGAGCTTCCTCGTCTGCGGAGACGGCGGATTTGAACCGCCGCATACGCTGTTGCTTAATCTTCGCCATCGGTGCGACACCATCCACACCAATATACAGCATATCTGTCGGATTTACAATACCACGTATATGGCGAATGTACGCAATCACCGAGTCAATCAGCAACGATTCCCAGCGACTACGATTCTCTGGAGTATAGGGTGTTCGTTGCTGTAGTTTATGTACGCAATGATAAATCGCACAGTTGAGATCTAAGCCAAAGAGTTGCGGAGGCTTGCCTCGAGTTTTGGATGTAAGTCCCGTAATACTTTGTATCAAGTGTTTATAGAAGGAGGGGATTCCCATGGCCGCAAATCAGATATTGAAACAATTAACAGCCTTTATGAGTTTTACCAACGAAGGTTTTAAATACAACCTTCAAGTTTTCCCAGACACTCTGACGGGCGCTGTCTTCCTATTTTCGATTTTATTCCAATCTCCGCCGTTTGCGACACTGTTTGGTAGCATTCTTCTCTTAAACGTGATACATCCGTCCCTCGCTCACGTATTGTCAAACGTTATGGGAAATACACTACAATCGAAATCGGATGGAGCACGTTGTTCAGGTCACTTTCCCGGCGTATCGTTTGAACGTTTATTATCCACGGCGGACGCTGGTAAATTTGGCGATTTAGAGGACGGTGTTCCAAGCTATTATTCGACGTTCCTTGGTTTCCTTGGAGCCTACGTGGGTATGCTTCCCGTCGTTTATTGGAAGGAGATTTCCTATTCGCCAACACGCAAGGCCTCTACCACAGTTGGTCTTGTTGTTCTCGGACTGGTGCTCTTGCTCGGCGTCTTACATCGTATATTCAATTGCGAATCGGCGGCTAGTGTAGGAATTGGAATGCTTGGAGGTGCCTTTGTAGGTGCTCTCCTCGTAGCCTTCTTCGCTTTCCTATCCGATCGTCGTCTCACAAATATTCTATCCTTCCCGCTTATCCGTGATAGAACGACGGACGGTAAACCGATTTATGTATGCGAACGCCCTAACAAGTAATCACAATAAATATTTATAGAAAGCAAGGAGAATGAGTCTAGCACGTGCGAGAGAATTTCTACTCGGTCTTTATCACGACCTTCCCAACGTATTATTTATTGGTTCGCTAATACTTGGAAGTATTACTGGATATCTTCCGCTTGTATGGGTATCTCTTGGTCTGCTTATTAATGGAGGCATTATTGCGGCGACCCAAGGATTGTTAGCACTTCTAACACCCACGTGGGCACAAGTCTTTGTGAATGCGGATTCGCCAACATGCGATATATTAAGCACAGCCCGCCCTGGCGGTGGTGATGGTACAACGGTCGTCGCTCCCAGCCATTGGCTCGGTGCGGCGGTCTTCTTTGCTGTCTTTTCTATTTATAATTCCGTTCGTGTCGGCATAAGGCCGGCGATACAAGGAGCAAAGTCTGATAAAGCAGACATCCGGCGAGCCTTCTCCCTTTCGGTGCTTGTCATCGGTGTTGTCTTCTTTGCGATGGTCTTGCTCCGTGGATTTAGCGGATGTGAAACGTGGTTAGGTGGTATACTCGGTATTCTTTTTGGTGCGGGTATCGCCATTGGATATTGGCATGCGTTGGATGCGTGTGGTACAGGCATGATTCCGGATCTCTTACAGGTTGTTGCGTCATTACCTCCTCCTGGCTCGGGTTCGAATGTTCCCATTGTGTGTACACCACCGCCTGCTCCGAAGTAGGCGTCCTAATTTGCTCCTCCCGCCACAAGTGCGAATAATAATGTACATACTTTCTTCCACTCTGTAAACGCAATTCCGTTTATTTGTGTTCCAACGAGTGGTTGCCAAAGCTCTCGAAGTTCGTTGTAGATTGACCGAACTTCTGCGAGAGTCTCTTCGCGTGATCGTATTCCATACAATTCCGCTAAGCCCTCCTCTGTGAGTTCGGCTTTTTCAAGTCGCCGATTCACATCATTATGAAAGGCGAGTAGAAACGAACGTATATAGACTCGTATTCCGTCGCCTTTTTTGGGTATTGTGCGCGAGGTGAAATTTGCGTGGGCGGTTAAATACGCCACAAGATGACGACGACAAAGTTCGCAGGGAAGAATTTCTGACGAATGACGAAGAAGGCTTTTCCACAGTAAAATAACATCTGTCCGATCACTGAGTTCAGCAACTAAATGATACATTCGCCACAGCTTAGGTCCCCATACGGAACGATTTACAGCGTCCGCAGACATACTTAACTATGTCTATACGTCCGTGCTTTAACTAGGGTGACTCGGTTTTGTCACTATAATAGTTTACTTTAATAGAAATGGCCTGGTTGTTCGGTTCTAAAAAGAAAGAACCCGCTGGACGATGGGTTGAAGATGTTACTGTAGAGGATTATGGGTATGGGCGAGAATTTGAAAAAAGTATGGGAACCTACCACTGGGAAGGACCCGAACCCGCAACTGGACGTCCTCAAAATCCAGCAGAAACGCCCGAAGGTATGCTTCGTTTACAACAAATAAGAAATGCTGCTAGACATTCGGCGAACTCAAATGCTAGATACAGAAGGGAAGAACAACAACGATTACAAAATGCGGAGGAAGAGAAACGTGTCTGTCGTGAAGCCTGTGATGCTGCTATTGCTGGATTAAGGGCTAGACGGGCGACATCCGGTGGACGTAGGAAAACACGAAAAAACAGTAAGCGGGTAAAGAAATGAGCATCCAAAGGCGAAAATTGAATCTCGTTCGGTATACCGAGTGATTGTCAATATGAGTATCGAACATATTCATCTTCCACGCTTTCTAGTTGATAGTTTACAGACTATCTGTCAACGCCAAGATTTACAATTTATTCGTGATGTAGCACGACTTGTCAAAATTCCCGAACGTGATATTCGTATAAAAATTATCGGTTCACGGGGTGTAGCCGTTCCTATCCTATGCGAATCTACGCCGTGGTGGACAGGCGGACAATGTACTATGTGTGAGTGTAAGAACGGGTCTCTATGGATTCGCTGCGGTGCGATGGCCGTTGAAAACGGCGTATGTGTAGACCACATTAATGTACGTGAGACGGCGACGCTTCTACGTTACGACGCATCTGAACTAAAGGGTTTGCGACGCCGTCAGCCTGTTATGTTCAATGGCGATACATTCTGGGCATCTGACGTAGGTGATATGGTGAATTCATTGGGAGAGGTTGTACCTCTGACAATGAATTGGGGAACCGGTGTACTGGATGCGACCTTGTATGACACGGACACTGTAAAAAATTGAAACTATTTGTTTTTTATAGAAGTCTCAGCACAGCAAATGGATACTCTATTTGAAT